ATAACGGTTGCTGCTGTTAGGGATGCTATGCAAGAAGTAGTACCTGGACCAATGGCAGTAATGAAATGGATCGAAACTGAAGTAGCAAAGGCAATTAAACGCGGTGCACCACAGTTAGAATGGATAACACCATCGGGCTTTGTTGTAGTACAACGTTTAATGAAGAAGAAGGTAGAGACTATAGACCTTAAGTTATTAGGTCGGTGTCGCCTTAGTGTTGCTACTCAAGATGGTCCTGATGTAGATCGGACAAGGCATAAAGCTGCAACTGCACCTAACCTAATACATTCATTAGATGCTTCACTATTACATCTAAGTGTTAAGCGTTTCGATGCACCAATAGCATTGATTCATGACAGTGTGTTAAGCAGAGCTACAGATATGTCATTACTTGCTACAATAGTAAGGGAAACATACATGCATCTATTTGCAGAGAATGATTTCCTAACCGACTTTGCCCATCAGATAGGGGCAGAGACTGACCCACCGATTATAGGCGACCTTGAACCGAAGTCTGTAATTGATTCCACTTATTTCTTTTGTTAAATGTACACATTATTTGATAGCTTCTTTGCTCCACCAACTATTGTTGTTGTCAGTGAAGAGAGACTCAAAGCTGCTGAACTAAAGGCTAAAGAGAAGCAACTACTAGAAGTTAAGGTACGCATAGAACAACTACAAGAGTTCTATGATAAACTTGAAGTTGAGGTAAATACACTTCAAGAACCACAATCACTAGAGGAGGCTTTGACTGGTGCCTAGAACCATACACAAAACTGACAAACCTGTCACCCTTGAAGGATTCCAAGCTATACTAGCACCTAGTAAGTTCGGATACTCATTGGCTGCTATTGTTGATGAAGATATCATCGATAAATTAGAAACAGAAAGAACAGAAGTTCTTAAATGGGCTGAGTCTAAGCTGAAGAACCCTAAGCGCAGTACCTTAAAGCCTGAGCCATGGGAAGAAGTAAGCGAAGGTAAATATAAGATCAAGTTCTCATGGAATGAGGACAACCGTCCACCTGTAGTAGATACAGAAGGATCACAAGTACAAGATGCAAAGACTCCATTATATGCTGGATCGACTGTCAAACTTGGTTTCTACCAGAAGCCCTACATTCTACGGGATGGGGTTACCTATGGTAGTTCTCTTAAGCTTGTTGGTGTACAGGTTGTCTCAGTGAAAGGTGAAGCTGGTGTAGATACTGGTGACTTAGACGCTACTGAAGTAGCAGAACTATTCGGTACAACATCAGGATTCAAAACAGCTGATCCAAATGTAACACCAACACCCAAAGTAGATGACGAAGAAGACTTCTAAAGAAGACGCACTTGCATGGGCACAAGAAGCTTATAACAAGTTAAAGAATAAAAAGCCACCTAAGTTTAGGTCTAAACTTGAAGAAAATATCGCTAATTTACTTGAAGGTCTGGGAGTATCTTACCAGTATGAGTCTGAGAAACTTGGCTATACAATTGAGCACTCTTATACTCCTGATTTCGTGCTCCCAAATTATACATACCTTGAAGCAAAAGGATACTGGGATGCCAAGGACAGAAGGAAGATCCTTGCAGTTAAGAGGGACAATCCTGCAATAGATTTGCGGATGGTCTTTCAATCCCCATTCAATAAAATATCAAAGAAAAGTAAGACTACTTACGCCCAATGGTGTGAGAAACATGACATACCATGGACATCTTACCATAATATTCCCATCGATTGGTTAGTATGACCAGCGAATTCGTGAGGCATGAGCCTTGCCCCAAATGTGGTTCATCTGATGCACTTAGTTTGTATTCAGATGGACACACTTACTGTTTCGTTTGTCATGATAGGACAGGCGGAACCAATGTTGTTTTTCACAATAACATGTCGAAATCAGTATACCTTACAGGATCAGCCGAACGGCTGCAAAAGCGTAATATATCTGAGAAGACTAATAAGTTCTATCAAATATATGTTGATGGTAATGAGCTTAGGTTCCCTTATTATGATGAATCAGGTATATTACAGGGTATAAAAACCAAAACAAAAAAGAAAGACTTTCGTTATGAAGGAGTTTCCACTAATACTTTATTCGGTCAGCATCGCTTCCCTAGTACTGGCAAACGTATTGTTGTTACTGAAGGTGAACTAGATGCTGCCAGTTGTTACGAATCTATGCCGGGATGGCCGATGGTATCAGTACCGCATGGAGCCTCTGCCGCTAAGAAAGATCTACAAAAACAGATCCCTTTGTTCCAAGGCTACGAGGAGATCGTCCTCTTCTTCGATAACGACGAGGCAGGGAGAAAGGCTGCGTCAGAAGCGGCTAGCATATTACCGCCAGGTAAGACCAAGATCGCTAGACTCGAGGGGTATAAAGACCCGAGCGAGGCTCTCCAAGCTAACGACACTGACGCAATTCGAAAGGCTATTTGGGAAGCTAAGCCGTACAGACCTGATGGTATTGTTGAGGGAAAGACGCTTCTCGAAATTGTAACTACACCACAAGCACCATTTGACCATGAGTATCCATTCAAAGGACTTAACAAGAAATTACACGGGATCCGGTATGGAGAACTTGTCACATTTACTGCTGGCTCTGGCTCAGGAAAAACAAGTATCATGCGTCACATCGCTACTGACTTACTCAACAAAGGGGAATCAGTTGGGATCTTGGAGCTTGAAGCAAGCAATAGAAGAACAGCCCTTGGATTAATGTCCAATGCTGTAGGTAAGAACTTACAAATAGGAGAACATGATGGACGAGAACTCACATCCGCTTTTGAACATAGTATCGCTAATTGGAATCTCTACTGTTTTGATGGCTTTGGTAGTTTTGACCCAGACGTTATTTACAACAGGATCGAATACCTTGCCAGTGGATTGGAGTGTCGTGTTATATTCCTAGATCATCTTAGTATATTACTTTCAGGACTTGAAGGTGATGAGCGTAAGATGATTGATAAAACAATGACACGGTTACGTTCACTTGTCGAACGAACAGGTATATCTTTATTTTTAGTATCGCATTTAAGGAGGAATAGTAATGATAGGTCTTCGCACGAAGAGGGAGGAAGAGTTAGTCTGTCCAGCCTCAGAGGATCTCACTCAATTGCTCAGATATCAGATTCGGTTGTTGCCCTCGAAGTCGATCAACAAGCCGACACTGAGAGAAAACTTACAACAGTTAGAATCCTTAAAAATCGTTATTCAGGCGAAGTTGGCCGAGCGTGTGAACTGAGCTATGATTTAAACACCTGTAGATTTATTGAACATGAAGCTGAAACCGAATTCAATCCAAGCACGGATTTCTAAACCTAACCCACCTAGTAAAGAGGCAGTAATACGTGCCAAATTCAAAGACAAAACATACACCTGGGATCGGACCAGTAGTATTCGACCTAGAAACAAACGGTCTACTACATGATGCTAGCCGGATCCACTGTGCTGTACTCCACTATTGCGACACCAATGAAACAACTTCCTACAACGATGAAAGCCCTGGTAAAGGGATGTCTAGCCCTGTGGTTAGAGCAGTCCAACACATCCAAATGGCTGATTATATCATCGGGCATAATATCTTGGGTTTTGATCTCCCTATTATTAAAAATATCTATCCTTTCTTTAATCCCACTGGGGTTATTATTGATACTCTCCTTTTATCTAGGTTATATCATCCGAACTTACTCAATATAGATAAGGCTAGAGCATGGCCACATATGCCATTACAATTATATGGACGCCACTCCCTTGAGTCCTATGGATATCGGTTAGGCGAATACAAAGGAAACTTTGCTAAGACAACTGACTGGAAAAATTGGTCTCAGGAGATGGAAGATTATTGCGTCCAAGATGTTCAAGTCACAATAACATTATGGAAGCATTTCCACAAATACCTGAATGGGTCTTATTAGAACATCAGGTAGCACAAATACTCACACAACAGGAGATACATGGATGGTTTTTTAATGAGTTCGCTGCACGGCAACTTGAATCTACTCTCCGAAAAGAGTATGAAGAAACTACTAAGTTACTTCGAAACAGGCACCCTTTCGTTAGCGGACCATTATTTACTCCTAAGCGAAATAATAGGCCCAGAGGTCTTTATGAAGGTGCTTCATTTACCAAACTCAAAGACTTAAACCCTACATCAAGGGATCATATATCGTGGATATTACAAACACACTATGGTTGGACGCCTTCATTAATGACGAACTCAGGGAAGGCGGTTATCGACGAGACCGTTCTAAAAGATATTGGAACGGATATTGCTCTGAGTTTTCTGAAACTACTGGATCTGACGAAGCAGCTTGGGATGATATCAGAAGGCGTGAACGCATGGCAGAAGCTATGTACGAAGTCTAGGATACATCACCACTGTTCAACTGCAACACAAACTTTTAGATGTGCCCACCGATCTCCGAATCTTGGGCAGGTACCTAGCGATGAAAGATTTCGAGCTTTATTCACTGCTACTCCAGGTAAGAGACTTGTTGCTGCTGACCTTAGCGGTATTGAGTTACGTATGCTTGCTCACTATCTCGGTAGATATGATGGAGGGAGATACGGTACAGTGCTTATCGAAGGGGACATACACCAAGAAAACGCTGACAAAATTGGAATCAGTCGTAAACAAGTTAAAACAGTAACTTATTGCTTTCTCTATGGAGGGGGTGATATTAAAATAGGACATTCTTATGACAAACAGCTTCCCGAGGACAAGGCGAGAAAGAAAGGTAAAGAGATTCGCAAAGCTTATGTTGATGCCATACCAGGGCTTAAAGAGCTTCTGGAAGGGGTACACAAAGCTAGTGAGAGGGGTTATGTTCGCGGACTCGACCACCGTCGTATCCTCGTTGACTCGAGGCATAAGTCCCTCAATTACCTCTTACAAGGATCAGCAGCGATTATCGCGAAGAAATGGATGACATTAACAAATGAAAATCTTCCTGAATCCGCTGATCAGCTTGCATTCATTCATGATGAATTACAATTTGAAGCGAAAGAAAAAGATGTAGATGACTTAAAGTTCTTACTTGAGTTATCTGCTGTACAAGCTGGCGAATATTATAATATGAGATGCCCTGTAGCTGCTGAATCTAAAAGCGGATACACCTGGGCAGACACCCACTAATTTATGAAAATACTATGTGATGCGGACTTCATTGTCTACAAAGCGTGTGCGGCTGCAGAAAGTGAAGTGGATTTTGGCAACGATGTTATCCTTGTCACTTCTAACTTTAGTGATGCATACAATGCAACACAGAGAGAACTTACCAAGCTTAAAAACAAACTTGGGTCATTCTCTGATATAATACTGTTCTTTTCGGACAGTGTAAATTTTAGAAAAAAAATATTACCGGAATATAAAGGACATAGAAACCGTAAAAAACCTTGTGGTTATAAGCGTGTCATTGAAGCTTTAAAGAAAGAGTATAAGGTTATCATTAAACCAACTCTTGAAGCTGATGATACAATGGGCATCTATGCTACCAAGTATACTGGCAATATCATAGCTTCACCTGATAAGGACATGAAGCAGATACCTGGTCAACTATATAACTTTGATAAGACTTTCACAATAACGCCTGAAGAGGGTGCGAAATGGCATCTAATTCAGAGTTGTTCTGGAGATCAGACTGATGGTTATGCAGGAGTACCTGGTATTGGCGTCAAACGAGCTGAGGCGTTATTTAAAGAAAAAGGCTACAGTTGGAAGACAGTAGTCAAAGCTTACAAAGAGAAGAATCTCACAGAAGAAGATGCTTTAGTTAACGCTAGGCTGGCACGTATCCTTACTGCAGATGACTATGACTTCAAACAAAAACAACCAAAACTTTGGTCCCCCGCCGCCGATTACAAAATTAACGATGGAACAGGATCTACAGATTAGGTTGTTAGAGGACAAACTAAATAGTGGTGATGTCCAAAAGAAAGACCTCATCACTGTCTTCCTTGCCATGCAGAGACAGAACTTTGCCATGGGAAATTCCATTCAGAACTTAATTAAACAATGGCCAAAGGTCCAACCTATTACCAACGAGGTTCCAGCGATGTTTGGGATTTTATTAGAGATCAAGGATTAAACTTTCATCTCGGTAACGCTATCAAGTATATCTGCAGAGCAGGTTATAAAGATAGTAAAAGACAAGATTTAGAAAAAGCAATTCACTATTTAGAAAACGAACTCCACCATGAAGAAAACCTTTCTATCGCAGCAAGCGAAGGAATTCCGATCCAAGTACAATATTCAGTCCTCCAGGGTGCAAGGAATACGAAGTTATCAGAAGAATCTGATAGTTGAAGAGTTCAAAGAATTCCTCCAAGCAGAAGGTATGCTATTCCGAGAAAGTAATAAGCTTCATGCTGATGCTTTGAAAGAACTAGCTGATTTAGTATATGTATGCTATCAATATGCTGAGAATATGGGATGGTTTTTAGATGAAGCACTAGATAGAGTGCATCAAAGTAATATGTCCAAGCTCGGTGAGGACGGTAAACCTATATACCGAGAAGACGGGAAGGTCTTAAAAGGACCAAACTATGAACCACCAAATTTAGAAGATTTATTTTAAATGACCGCAGAACTTATCTCCCGCACTGGTCGGGTCCAACAATGGTTG